GTCTTTGATTATGTATTATGTTTGTGTTCAAGATTTTACTATCAAAGAACTAGCCGCTAAATATCAAATGAGTCGATCATATGCTGGTGAAAGATTTAGAGAAGCAGTAAATGAATTTAAAAAATTTTTAGATCAAAGTTATTGACTTTGTAATCAGTAAAGAGTAAAAGTCTATATAATTACCATTCGTGTAATTGTACATCAAATAAATTTAAATTTTTAGGAGTTTTCCATGCCATATCATTACGGATCAATGAAAAAAAAGAAAAAGAAAAAAAAGAAAAATAAGAGAAAATAATGGTTAAAGTTGCATCAATCAAAAACATCATAAAGGATCTTACACCAAGACAACAAAAAACTATGAGAGGTCATGCACGACATCATTCTCTTAAACATATGCGAGCAATGGCTAGAGACATGAAAAAAGGAAAGTCGTTCAGACAAGCACATATTTCAGCCCAAAGAAAAATGGGGAAATAATGCCAAAAAAACGCAGAAAAGTCCCTAAAGATAAGAAATTTAATGTACCAAAAAAATATTTATCTGGTTTACGAGGTGCAAAAAGATCAAGACGTGCTAATTTAATTAAAAGAGTTGCAAGTCTGTATAAATCAGGAAGAAGAATACCCAGAGCATTATTGAAAGCAAGGACAAGAGCATAATGGCTGTAAAAAGAAAACCTTTATCAGAAGCTACAAAAGCCACTTTACGAAGGAAAGCAAAAGCATCAAAAAGATATACATATGGAACACTTGCAAAAGTTTATCGTAGAGGACAAGGAGCTTTTTTAAGTTCTGGATCGAGAAGAGTGCCTATGGCGGCGTGGGCAATGGGTAGAGTAAATAGTTTTCTAAGAGGAAGTAGAAAACATGATTTAGATTTGCGTAAAAGAAAACGCAAATGATCTGGGTTATAACAGCCCTTTTATGGTATGAGGGCATCAATACACCCCATTACACAGATTATTCAATTATTACATTTGACTCAAAGGTTGAATGTTTAGATTATGTCTTTTGGAACAAGGTTAAATTAGTTACAAAACTTGCAGAAGAAAAAGGCAACAAAGATGGACAACCTTTACAAACATGGACTTTTTACTGTGAAAACAGAATATTAGAAGAAGTATGATAAAAATAAATGAAGAAAAAAATACAATTACCTGAATTTATAAATTTATCGCATTATCGTATTCAAATATTACAAATAAATAACCATATATCCTATGAATTGGCAGAACAACAAGGCAGTTTTCACTCTAGAGAAATGAAGATTTATGTTGATGAGTCTATAATTGAAAGAGGTGGAAGTATTGCTGTTGACCTTGTAAAACATGAGTTGCTACACGCAATATATTATGTTAGACAGCTAGAAGGCAAAAATGAAGAAGATACTGTAAATGGTATTGCAACACACTACACAGAGATTGAAAAAAACAACCCAGATTACTTAAGATGGAAATTACAGAATTTGAATTAAAAAAAATAAAACCTTACGAAAATAATCCTCGTAAAAAAAAAGATATTGAAAAAGTTGCAAACTCTATAAAAGAATATGGTTGGCAACAACCTATAGTCATTGACGAAAATAATATAATCATTGTAGGTCATTCGAGGTACCTTGCCGCCAAAAAATTACAAATGGCAAAAGTGCCAGTTGTAGTTGCTAAAAATTTAACAGATGAACAAATAAAAGGTTATCGTATTGCTGATAACAAAACAAACGAATATTCTGAATGGGATTATGAGTTACTACATCAAGAATTAGAAAAATTAATGGGAAAAGGGTTTGATCTTGATAATCTTGGTTTTGGTGACAAAGAATTAGATGCAATTATAAACTTTGATGGATCAGGCACAGATTGGTTAGATACTGAAAAAGAATGGCAAGATATGCCAGAATTTACACACCAAGACGAGTCACCACACAGAACAATACATGTACATTTTCAGAACAAAGAGGCATTAGAAACTTTTTTTAAAATAATAAAACAAGATGTAACCGATAAAACAAAGTTTATTTGGTTTCCAAAACTTGAAAACAATGTTTTAAAAGACAAGGGGTATGTCAAAGAATAACCCACAATTCCCTTTGTATATACCAACAAAAGGTAGAGCAGATAGCAGACTTACAGCTAAAGTATTAGAAGAAATGAATGTACCATTTCGTTTGGTAATAGAAGATCAAGAATATAAAACGTACGCAGATGTTATTGATAAATCAAAATTACTGGTATTAGATAAAAAATATCAAGACGATTACGATACCTGTGATGATCTTGGCAGTACAAAGTCAAAGGGACCAGGAGCCGCAAGAAATTTTATTTGGGATCATTCTATATCTGAAGGCTATAAATGGCATTGGGTGATGGACGATAATATAAAATTATTTCGTAGATGGAATAAAAATAAAAGGTACAAATGCTATGATGGCACACCTTTTAAAGTGATGGAAGATTTTGTATTGCGATATGATAATATTGCAATGGCAGGACCAAATTATTCTTTCTTTGTTATTGATAAATGGGGACACAATTACGGTGCATTTACTGTAAATACTAGAATTTATAGTTGTAACTTAATAAGAAATGATGTTCCGTTTAGATGGAGAGGCAGATATAACGAAGATACAGATTTATCTTTGCAAATGCTTAAAGGTGGTTGGTGTACAGTACAATTTAATGCATTTTTACAAGAAAAAACCAACACACAGGTATTAAAAGGTGGCAATACTGAGGCATTTTATGCAAAAGAAGGGACAATACCAAAATCGCAAATGCAAGTTAGATTACACCCAGATGTATCAAAATTAATATGGCGATACGGTAGATGGCACCATCACGTAAACTACAATAAATTTAAAAGAGAAAATAAATTAATCAAAAAGAAAGATATTGAAATAAAACAAGGCATAAATAATTATGGCTTAAAACTAAAAAAATTTGACTCGTAAGAGGCACTGATACAAACAGTTTAAAGAGGAGAACAATGGCAAGACCAAAAAAACATAATATTGATACAAAACAGTTACAGAACCTTGCAAGACTTGGTTGCACAAACACTGAAATTGCCGATTTTTTCGGTTGCTCAGAAAATACTATTAGACGTTATGGCGAATATCTGACAAAAGGGAGGGCAGAGTGCAAAATGCGTTTAAGACAGATGCAATGGAAGTCAGCAGAAAACGGTAATGTGACAATGCAAATATTTTTAGGGAAACAAGTTTTAGGTCAATCTGATACACCAGATAACTCTGGTATGATTGAACCTTTACCATTTATTGACTAATTATGGCAAAATACAGAGGTAGAACAGTTACATTAAACAAACCTATGCGTGGTGATGTAAAAAAATTTAAAGTTTTTGTTAGAGATAAATCAACTGGCAATATTAAAAAAGTAAATTTTGGCTCTAAAGAAATGAAAATAAGGAAAAATAACCCTGCAAGAAAAAGATCATTTGATGCTCGTATGGGTGGTGTATTAAAAAGAGTAAAAGGTCAAAAAACATTATCTGCCGCCTACTGGTCACTACAAGCATGGAAAAAAGGTTTTAAACTGTGAATGATACTTCAAAGATTATGCAATGGCTAAATCAAAGGGTAAACGAACTAAAACCAACAGAAAAAAAAGAATATTATTTAAATAGTGAATATGCTGGTCGTAAGGTTACAATACAAGTTAAAATAGATGCCATTAACAAAAGCTCAAAAAAAGGTAGTCGAAGATAACTCAAGATTTAAAGTTTTAATTACTGGACGAAGGTTTGGTAAGACTCACTTAGCTATTAGGCAACTAATTAAGTTTGCTAGTCAGCCAAACAAAAAAGTTTGGTTTGTTTGTCCAACTTACAGACAAGCAAAACAAGTATGTTGGGTTAGTTTAAAAGATCGCTTACAAGATCTTAATTGGATTAAAAAAACTAATGAAAGTGATTTATCAATTATACTGATAAATAAATCAGTTATTGCTTTGCGGGGTGCTGATCGGTCTTATGATAACCTTAGAGGTGTTGGTTTAGATTACTTAGTCATGGACGAATTTGCTGACATACCTAGTGATGCTTGGTATAGTGTTTTAAGAGCAACATTGTCAGATCGTAAAGGTGCGGCTTTGTTTACAGGAACACCGAGAGGCTATGGTAACTGGGCATATGATTTATTTTGTAAAGGCAAAGAAGATCGAGACTGGTCAAGTTACCAATATACAACTCTTGATGGAGGTCAAGTTGATGATATAGAGGTCGAGCAAGCCAAAGCCGATCTTGATGAACGGACATTCAGACAAGAATATCTTGCAACATTTGAAACATATGCTGGTGCTATATATTATAATTTTGATCGAGACGATAATGTCAGAAATTTGAAAGATAACAATACTGCTTTACATATTGGTATGGATTTCAACATTGATCCAATGTCTGCGGCAATCTTTC